TTGATGAAACAATATCTTGAATTTGTAACAGACGGACTACTAATTAAATTTGGTTGTAAGAAACACTTTAATGTTGAACAACCATTTAAATTTATGGAACAAATTGCTGTTGAGACAAAGGGTAATTTCTTTGAGTCAAGAACTATGGAATACCAAAAAGCTAAATTAGGAGAGTCATTAACATTTACGGAGGATTTTTAATATGATGTCACTAAAAATAAAAAAAAGAGGGGGTGACGAGGTATCGTTTAACCCCCAAAAAATATACAGTAGAGTTAAACGAGCGGCTAAAGGGTTGAACGTTAATGCTGATGAGGTATTCATTAAGGTAATTACTTCGGTTCCAACTGAGGGTGTTATTACAACTAAAGAATTGGATAAATTGGTTTACGAGATTGCTGCTGCATATACCGGAAGTCATCACGATTACTCAAGATTAGCCTCATCTGTGGCTATTTCGGCATATCATAAAGAGACTGATGAAAGTTTCTGTAACACTATGAAACGTTTACACGAGGATGGTGTTATTAATGATATCTTAATTGATACAATTAACAAATATGGGTCTGAAAATATTGATGCCGTAATAAATCACGAGAATGATTACAATTTTGATTATTTTGCGTGGAAATCATTACAGGAAATGTATTTGTTGAAGACACCACAAGGTGTTGTGATTGAAAGACCTCAACATATGTATATGAGAGTTGCTTTATGGGTGACTAAATCATTTGAAGAGGCGGTTGAATACTACAATTCGTTATCAAATCAACTTATCTCTCCGGCAACCCCGATTATGATTAATGCGGGGACTAAAACACCTCAACTAGCGTCTTGTGTGTTGAAATACAATAATGGGGATTCAAGACAAGGTTTATTAGATACCTTTAATGACATTTCAACGTATTCATCAGATGCTGCTGGTATTGGACTATGTATGTCTAACATTCGTAGTAAAGAGAGTCGTATTAACTCATCAGGTGGATTTGCCGGTGGTTTATTGAAATACCTAAAGATTGTTAATGAAGGGTTAAGATTCTTCAACCAACAAGGAAGAAGACCGGGTAGTGCTGCCATCTACATTGAACCTTGGCATAAAGACATTATGGACTTACTTGAAATCAAAAAGAATACAGGAGCTGAGGAGTTGAGAGCAAAAGATTTGTTTACCTCAATTTGGTTACCGGACAACTTTATGAACGCGGTTAAGAACAACGATGATTGGTATTTATTCTGTCCTAACGACATTGTTAAAGCGGGTATCAAACCATTACAAGATGCTTATGGTGATGAGTATGAATCAAACTACAACAAAGCGGTTGAACTTGGGCTTGGTAAAAAAGTAAAAGCACAAACAATTTGGAATAAAATTATTGAATCTCAGGTTGAGACCGGAGTTCCTTACTTATGTTCTAAAGACAGTGCAAACAGAAAAACAAACCATCAAAACATCGGGGTAATCAAACAATCTAACCTATGTAATGAGATTTACCAATATACTGATGAGAACACCACAGCAATCTGTACGTTATCGTCTATGGTGTTGAAAAACTTTATTATTAAAGGAGAGTTTGATTTTAAATTACTTTATAGTGAAGTTAGAAAGGTTGTTAGAGCTCTTAACAAGGTTGTTGATATTAATAGTTATTCAACTGAACAAGGTAGAAAGGGTGGTTTAGAACAAAGAGCGATTGCTATTGGAACACAAGGTTTGGCGGATGTATTCTATTTAATGGATTACATTTTCACATCTGAAGAGGCAAGACAATTAAATAAAGAGATTTTTGAAACTATCTATTTTGCGTCAATTACTGAGAGTATGAACTTATGTAAAACAGGTGAATACAAACCATATAACTTCTTTAAAGGGTCACCAATGTCAAAAGGTATATTCCAATTTGATATGTGGGGATTAGATTACGAAGAGTTAGGTAGAATGTGGGATTGGGACTCACTTAAATTGGAAGTATCCAACCACGGGGTTTGTAACTCGTTATTCACGGCTCAGATGCCGGTTGCATCATCAGCTAAGATTACAGGTTCATTTGAAATGACAGAACCTGCTCACTCGGCATTATTTAATCGTCGTGTAGTTGGGGGAGAAATTTTAATTGTTAACAAATACTTAATTAACGATTTTGAAAAGTTAGGTGTTTGGTGTGAGGATTTGAAAAATGAGATTATTATGAATGAAGGTTCTGTTCAGAACATTAATTTTAATAATTATTTGGATACTGAAGATAAGAATTACAATAAGAAAGTTAAGAGAATAGAACATTTAATTCCAAAATATAAAACAATTTGGGAGATATCTCAAAGAGAATTAATTGATATGGCGGCAGATAGAGCACCATTTATTGACCAATCACAGTCAATGAATATCTATATGTCTGAACCAACATTATCAAAAATTTCGTCTTCTCACTTCCATTCTTGGGGTAAAGGATTAAAAACTCTTTGTTATTATGTTAGAACAAAGGCGATATCAACCGGGGCTAAACACTTGGCTGTGGATATCTCAAAAGTGGGTCAACCAAAACCAATTGAGAAACCAACTGTTGATTTAACACAAAAACCAACAGACACCGAATTTGAATGTTTCGGATGTGGTTCTTAATAAGAATATAAATCACGGCTTAGGTCGTGATTTTTTATTTTAGGGGTATTTATAAAAAATAATCACGACACTATATTTATAGTTATGGCAGATGGACTTACATATGGTTTAACTTTTCCCTTCAAAGATTCTTTTGATGGGAAATATTTGGACTTATCAGATTATAACGAACAAGAGATTAGGTCAAATTTGATTCATCTTTTATTATCAAGAAAGGGTAGTAGATATTATTTACCTGATTTTGGTACAAGATTGTATGAATTTATTTTTGAACCTTTGGATGGACCAACATTTTCAGATATTGAATCTGAAATTAGAGAGGCGGCCGAAGTTTATTTACCCGGTATTACAATAACAAATATTAGTATTACAGCGGCTTCAGATGGTGAAGAAGATAAGGGTAGTTACATAAATGATAATGATGAGAGAGTTTTTAGAGTTCCAAATATCTCAGATAACGAACATACCGCAAAAGTTAAAATAGACTACACCGTAAATAACGATGTATTCAACAGTAGTGACTTTGTAATTATTAATATATAAAATTATGGCAAATAAAAAAATATCCTATACAACTAGGGACTTCCAATCGATTAGGACTGAGTTAATTAACTTTACTAAAACGTATTATCCTGATACCATCCAAAATTTTAATGATGCGTCGGTGTTCTCGGTATTATTAGATTTGAATGCTGCGGTTACAGACAACTTACAATTTAATATTGACCGAAGTGTTCAAGAAACAGTGTTACAATATGCACAACAAAGGTCATCTGTATTTAATATTGCAAAAACGTATGGATTAAAAGTTCCGGGAATGAGACCATCGGTTGCGTTGGTTGATTTCTCAATTACTGTACCTGCGTTTGGTGATAAAGAAGATTTAAGATATTGTGGTATATTAAGACGAGGTTCTCAGGTTAATGGTGCGGGTCAGGTTTTTGAAACTGTTTATGATATTGATTTTGCGTCACCAATAAACGCTGAAGGATTTCCGAATAGATTAAAAATACCTAATTTTGACTCTAATAACAAATTATTAAATTATACAATAACTAAAAGAGAAACTGTTGTTAATGGAACAACTAAAGTATTTAAAAAAGTTATAACTCCAAATGATGTTCGTCCTTTTTATGAGTTATTCTTACCTGAAAAAAATGTTTTAGGGGTTACTAGTGTATTATTAAAAGATAGTACTCAATATAGTAATATTCCTTCGGCTCAAGAATTTTTAGGTTTAAATAATAGATGGTATGAAGTTGATGCGTTAGCTGAGGATAGAGTATTTGTTGAAGACCCAACTAAAGTATCAGACGCTCCGGGAATTAAAGTTGGTAAGTATATTCAAACAAGTACAAAGTTTATTACTGAATTTACTCCTGAAGGTTTCTTAAAAATGACTTTCGGTGGTGGTAGTCAATCAGCTGATGAACAATTAAGAGAATTTGCAAGAGACGGATTCCAATTAAATTTATATAAATATTCAAATAACTTAGCGTTAGGTAGTACGTTAAAACCTAATACAACACTATTCGTCCAATATAGAGTTGGTGGTGGTACCGGTAGTAATATTGGGGTTAATTCCATCACACAAATAGGTACGGTATCATTCTTTGTTAATGGTCCGTCTGAAAGTGTTAATACTACCGTTGTTAATTCATTAAGATGTACTAATGTTACTGCGGCAATCGGTGGGGCTAATTTCCCAACAACTGAAGAAGTTAGGAATTTAGTATCATACAATTTTTCGGCACAAAAAAGAGCGGTAACAGTAAACGACTATGATTCTTTAATTAGAACTATGCCGTCACAATTTGGTGCTCCGGCAAAAGTTGCAATAACTGAAAATAATAATAAAATTATTATTCAGATGTTATCGTATGACGATTCCGGTAGATTAACTGAAGTGATATCAAATACTTTGAAAAATAATGTTGCAAATTACTTATCAAACTATCGTATGATTAATGATTATGTGTCAATACAAAGTGCAAATGTTATTGATTTAAGTTTTAATATTGATGTTGTTTTGGATAACACTCAAAATCAAGGAACGGTTATATCTCAAATTATTACTATTGTTTCGGAATATTTCGACCCTTTAAATAGACAAATGGGTGAAAATGTTAATATATCTGAATTAAGAAGATTAATACAAAGTGAGAACGGTGTTATTTCATTATCCGATATTTTGGTTTTTAATCAAGTTGGGGGACAATATTCATCATCACAGACATCTCAAAGTTATATTAATAGTACTACAAAACAAATTGGGTTGATAGACGATACTATATTTGCGGAACCAAACCAAATATATCAGATTAAATATCCAAACAAAGATATTAATATTAGAGTTAAAAATCTTAAAACCGTTAATTTTTCTTGATAATATTGTATGATTCCACTATAATTAAAAGATGGAAACAATTAATCATATTATAGAGGTAATAAAGGGTAATAATGGGACTTGGGCTCAAGCAATTTTTAATGGTATAATTTTAAATATTAGATTTATTGTAGGATTATTAATATTTATTTTTTTTGTTAAAAAAATAAATAAATTAAAATCCTTAGAGTTTTTAATTGTTTTATTTTCAGGTATATTATTGATTAGTGAATGTCGTATGTTTTTTAATAGACGAGAATTAGAAATGATACATCACGAAGTTAAATATTTTGATAAAAATACAGAAAATTTAATAATTGTTGTTCAGGGGGCTAATAACCCATTTATGGATGTTGTTAAATATAATGAAACACAAGTTGACTTCACTAAATCACGAGATTTTGATGGGTTAGGTATTATTGAAAGTGATTTAGACAATAAAACAAATAAGGTTATTACTTATACCGGAACACATAGTTATACGTTAACACCTGAAGATGTTTATGAAAATGTATATTATTATCGTTTATTTAAACCAAAAGGTAAAATAATATTAGTAGGTCACAGTATTGGTGGGTATAATGTTACTCAAGTTTTAGACAAATTATATGAAAAAAACATTTTTGTTGATTTAGTATTGTTTTTAGACAACGCCAATAAAATACATAATGATTTTAATTATAAAGTTAAATCAAATGTTGGATGTGTAATTAACTTTACATCGCCAAAATGGTCTGATGATATGTATTTTTTTACAAATTCCGGTGGGATTGTTACGAAATATAAAACTAATAATCTAACAAAAATTATTAATTTAAAAATACCAAATACTACTCATACGAGTATAGATAATAAAATACCTCAAGATATATCAATTATTATAAAAAATTTTATAGAAAATAATTCAGACCCAATTGACTTCACTAAGAAATATAAATTTTAATCATAATTTATTTTGAATAATTATTAATTATCTTTTAAAAATAGTGTATAAACTATTTATTAAAAAAGATAAAATATGTCAAAATCGTATAGAATAAGAACTCAACCCGGTGTGGATAAGTCAGTTAAGGTTTTAATTGACCAAGAGTTTGATTATTTAGAGATTCTCTCCTTAAAAATATTACAAAGTGATATCTACACGAGACAATGTGCCGATTATGGTGTTATTGTTGGACGTGTTAGTGTAAATAATGGTTTTGGTCTTCCAAACGTTAAAGTTTCAGTATTCATACCTATTGATAGTCAAGACCAATCTGACCCAATCAT